CTAGTGGCGGCTCTTCAGGTTCGGATTATCAAATAGATAATCTTGTATTTAAAGGCAGGGCATCAACAAGTGCTTCATCTCTTACAGAGCGTATGCGTATTAATAGCTCTGGCGACGTCTCCATTGGCTCATCTTCAAACCATGCTGGCGCAAGAGTTGTTATCAATGACACCCCGCCAACGGCTTTTGGCAGTCCGATGTTTCAGGTTGGACAAGAAACGTTTACATCAAGCGGCATTTATTCTATTGGTTTTGGGTATACGGCTGGAAGCTACACAGAACCACCCGCAGAAATTGCCGCAGTTTCGACATCATCGTCGGGCGGCACTACGGCAGATATTGTTTTTGGTACAAGAAGCGTAACTACTAACACTGCTGTAACAGAGCGCATGAGAATTGATGCTTCTGGCAACGTAGGTATTGGCGCAACATCACTCGTAAATAAACTTACTGTAAACGGCAATCAGGTGTTGCTGGCTAACGGTGAGTTAAAGTTTGCCGATGCTGGAAACAGTTTAGTTTCAAGCATCAAAAACCAAGGCGCCAGCGGCACAAGTATGCTGGCTTTTTTGACCGGCTCAACGCCTACAGAGCGTATGCGTGTTACTCAAACCGGTGACGTTTTGATTAGCAAAACTGCTACAAATTTTTCAGACGATGGTATTGAACTACGCGGTGGGGGTGATGGCAGGCTTTATATCACTAATACTAATGACGCTTCTACTGTATTTAGGCGCGATGGCTCAAATGGAATTATTCAATATTTTTATAGAGCAAATTCCGGTGTTGGAAATATAGCGGTATCAACTACTGCAACAGCATATAACACGTCATCAGATGAAAGGCTTAAAGAAAACATTACAGATGCATCAGCAGGAAATATTGATGACATTCGTGTTCGGTCTTTTGATTGGAAGGTTGATGGCTCTCATCAGCCGCATGGGATGATTGCTCAAGAACTTGTTGACGTTGCGCCAGAAGCTGTATCACAAGGCGAGACTAAAGATGAGATGTGGTCGGTAGATTATAGCAAGCTAGTCCCGATGATGATTAAAGAAATTCAAGATTTAAAAGCTAAAGTCACAGCACTAGAAAATGGGGGATAAAAAAAGGGGCTATTCAGCCCCTTCTGGTATCGGCTCAGGTGTAACTTGAGGTTGAGCCTGTGATTGTATCTTTGAAATAACTGCCATAGTTGTTTTTGCAGGTAGCTCTCCCAAAGCATTTAGTACTATATTTACTTCATCTAAAGAAAGATCAAGAGTGATACTTTCATTTGCCATAAGAATTCCTACTTAAATATATCTTGCCAGTTTCCGGTAGTGCTCGCGCGTGCATACTCGGTGGCACGGTTTTCAAAAAAGTTAGTGTGCTCTACACCGTTCAACATATAGTCTAGCCAGGGTAGAGGATTCTCTTCACTTCCAAAAATCTTTTTCATACCTAAACCAAGAAGTCTACGATCTGCAATATAGCGAATATACTCTTTTATCTCTTGTGCTGTTAAATCAGGCACTTCTGCGCCTTCAAAGCATAGATCAATAAAAGCATCTTCAAGCTCTACTGTGCGCTCTGCTGCACAATAAATTTCATACTTTAGATCATCATTCCATAGTTGCGGATTTTCTTGAATAAATGTACGGAATAGTTGGCTCATGCCTTCAACATGAAGAGTTTCATCACGAATACTCCATGTTACAATCTGCCCCATACCTTTCATCAAGTTGTGTCTTGGAAAGTTGAGTAGAATCGCAAAACTACTAAATAATTGTACTCCTTCTGTAAATCCAGAGTAAATTGCCATAGTCTTTGCAATATTCATCGGAGTATCCATACCAAAATTGGACAGATGCTCATGCTTATCCATCATTGCTTTATGCTCAAAAAACTTTTGGTACTCATCGTCACCAAAACCAAGAGTCTCTAGCAATAGTGAATATGCTTCTTGATGCACTGCTTCCATTGCTGCAAAAGCAGACAGCATCATTCTTACTTCGGGCTGTTTAAATGTTGGTAGATAGTGCTTGGCATACCCACAACAAACATCTACATCAGCTTGAGTAAAGAATCTAAAAATTTGATTGATAAGTCGACGATTCTCAGGAGTCAACTTATCTCGATAGTCTCGCAAGTCATCTGCAAGATTGACTTCATCTGGAAGCCAGTGCATATGCTGTTGAGTCTTATAATGTTCATAAGCCCAAGGATAGTTGAAAGGCTTATAATATTCTCTTTCTGTCAATAAATTCATTATTTATCCTTCACACGCTAGACACGCGCCTTCTTCTATACTATCGAAGATATACTGACGAAGTGCTTCGTCTGATACATTTTCTGCCCTTTTATACGCTTCACTACGCAAATAGTACAGAGTTTTTACTTTCTTTTTCCACGCCATCATGTGAATAGCGTGCAGTTCTTGCTTTGATACGTTCGCAGGGAAAAAGACATTTAGGGATTGACTTTGACAGATATATTCTTGTCTATCGGCTGCAAGATCAATAACCCATCTTTGGTCAATTTCAACTGCGGTTTTGAATACGTCTTTCGTCCAATCATCCAGAAACTCCAGATGCTGTACTGAACCGCCGTTCGTAATAATTCCTTTCCATACTTCATCATTATCCTCTCCTAACTCCTGCAGAATGTGCTCTAAATACTCATTCTTCTGGAGGCTGGAGCCTGATTTAGTTTTCTGAGTAAATGCATTAGCCCTGTAAGGCTCAATACTGGGACTAGTATTACCGCATATAATGCTAGAGCTAGCATTAGGAGCAACAGCCAAAAGATGCACATTACGGATTCCGTAACCAACTGCATCAGGAGCTTCGCCGCGCTCTTCAGCGAGTTTACGAGTTGCATTTTCTGCCTCCGATTTTATGTGCCGAAACATTCTCATGTTTGCACTCTTTGCTGTTATACCCTCAAAAGGCATATGATGCCGTTGAAGATAGGCATGGAATCCCATTGCGCCTAGCCCGATACTTCTTTCTTGCATCGCACTATAACTAGCTCTCCATAGCTCTCGTGGAGCATTGTCAATAAAATGAGTAAGAACATTATCTAGCATTGCAACTAGATCTGGAATAAAGTTTGGATCGTGTTGCCACTCATCAAACTCTTCTAAGTTTACACTTGAAAGACAACATACTGCTGTTCTATCCTCATCTGTCGCAAGAGTAATCTCACTACATAAATTTGAGTGATTTACTTTTAGTCCTTTTTCTTTTTGACACTCAGGTAATCCATTTTGCACTGTATCACCAAACATAATGTAAGGTTCACCAGTTTCTACACGATTCTGAATAAGTTTTACCCAAAGTGTTTTTGCCGATACAGTCTTTACAACTCTACCAGAATTAGGATCTATCAAATCCCAGGAATCATTGAAACCCTCTTCCCTGGTGGCACTTTCTATAAGGGCCATAAATTGATCTGAAATAACCACTCCGTGATGTAGATTAGTAGACTTGCGGTTAATATCGCCTCCAGTAGGTTTGCGTACATCTAAAAATTCCTCTATTTCAGGGTGGGACATATCGAGATATGCTGCATAGCTACCTCGTCGAGTAACGCCTTGAGAAAATGCGAGCATCTCGGCGTCTACAACTTTCATAAAAGGAATTACTCCGGTACTTTCAGAACCGTTAGATGTTTTACTTCCCACGCTTCGTATACTATTCCAGCAACCACCAACACCCCCGCCAACGCTACTGAGAAAAGCATTCTCTGTGTAGTGATTTGTAATCCCTTCTCTGCTGTCCTCCACGAAATTAAGAAAGCAGCTAATAGGAAGGCCACGGGTGGTTCCACCATTAGATAGTACAGGAGTACTAAACATAAACCAGAGCTTACTAGCATAGTCGTATAATCTTTGAGCATGTTCCTCATCATTTGCAAATGCTTTTGCTGCTCGTGCAAAAGCGTCTTGGGGAGATACTTCCCCATCAATCATATACCGATCTTGAAGAGTTTTCTTACTAAACTCTGACAGATAGCTGTCTCGTCGATAATCTACTGTTACATTAAATGACACTTGCCATTCTCCTTTCAATGTCTGATAAATTATCAGCGCCTATTGCATCATCGCAAAAAGTCATTAAATCCATGAGCTCGTAGTTTTGTAAAATCTGATCTGCATTCTCATTTAGAGACTGAATGAACTTGTATTTACTAGGAATAGGCGTGGCTTCATAAATATTAAAAGCATTTCCATATTCTTGTATCAACTGTACAGCTCGTTTAGGCCCGATTCCAGGTATGCCTGGGACATTATCACCTTTGTCTCCCGTAAGGCATTTTAGAGAAATATATTCCTTAGGAGAACACTCATAATGATTGCTCCAGTTTTCTAGCGTGACTTCCTTCCTCGTCACATAAGAAAATCTGCTTACACCTTCTTGAATCAGTAGATCCCAGTCTCGATCACTCGATATTAACCAAATATTACCTAACTCGTACTTTTCTTTTTGTTTTACTAAATGTGCAGCAATATCATCTGCTTCTACACCCTTATATCTAAGTACCTCGAAGTTATCTCCCACGACTTCGAGAGATGCTTCGAACTCTTCAAAGAACTCTTCGAATGCGATTCTTTCTTCCTCTGATTGTTCAGCGAACTTGTCCTTTCGATTTTGTTTATACGCCGGGTGGATCTCCTTACGGTAGGTAGAAGACCCCCAGTCTGCTGCCAATATGACTCGTTCACATTCATAAGATTTCCTTAAACTCTTTACTGTACTATCATATTCATATCGAAAGTCAGTACGTCCTTGATGCTTCCATCTAAAAGCAAGATTGAGCGCATCTACAATTAAAGTGTTATTTCCTGTAATAATTTTTTCGTTAAAACTAAACGCCATCTAAAAACCTCGGCTCTTCTTTTTCTAGCCATTCTTCTGCAAGCATTACGAAACAATTTAACCACTCTATGCGAATCCAGCGATCCGTAGTTACTTCTGGCATGTTTTCAAATACTACAAATACGGGAGATCTGTTGTATTTAAAAAATAGAAGAGGTTTTTGATTTCCTTGCTCGGCCTGCTGCTTTACTTTGTTCCACCAGCGTATAAGATTGTTTGTCTTTTTCGCTGTAAAAATTTTATCACTCAGAGGTGACTCTGAGTAATTTTTTACTTCAATACAAAATATATTCTTTTCGTGAGGCACATACAAGTCTCCTTTCAGATACTCGAGTGCTCCAGAAGCAGGGACTCTTTCAAACTGAAGTCCTGTTGCTTCTCGTAACATATCTCGTACTAAATACTCACCACGAGCACCTTTTGCTCTACTATCAACCATTGATAAACTCTTTTAGTACTTCGAATTTCTCTTGTGCTTCTGCGAGTTTTGCTACTTGTGTGTCAATGGCGTCGAGTATTTCGGGATGCTCTCCAATACCAACTGGGTTTTCCAGATATATCTCGATATTTGCCTGAGCCTCCTTTATCTCCCCGAAGTACTTCGCCTGGAGGGCCTCCAGTATCATTGTTTTCATTTTCTTCTTCCTTTTGTTTTGCTAGTAACCATGTTCTTCTAGTTGAAGATTGTCGATTCATTCTAGTGCGCTCACATTCTCTCGTTTAACGACTTCGATCTTTTCGAGAAGAGGATGAGTCCAACCATGACTTACTACATAAGTATTTAGGTTATCTTCGTCAAGCAAAACCTCTACCAACTTTTCTCTTCCACTTTCGTCAAGAACGTTGATGACTTCATCCAGAAATAATATATTTATTCTGGACTTGGATATGCTACTCATAAGTTTACGAATAGCTATAAGGGTAGCTGTGTTAACCCTAGCGAGCTCGCCAGAAGATAAAGCAAGAATATCAACGAGCCTACCATTATCAGTAATTTGAATATTGAGCTTATCATTAGATACAACAAACTCAAGAGTGAATCGTCCATCGGAAAGCTCCGCTAAGTATGTATTTACAAGCTCTTCAAGCTCTTTGACTAAATTTTCAATCTTGTATGCAATGAGACCATTTGTACTAAATGCTTTTTTCAGCACCTCTAAGTTTGAATACAAAGAGTCTAACTCAGAGAGGCTACTCTCTGCTTCATTCAATTGATTGATAAATTCGTCTGTTTGTTCTTGAATTACTTGGATGCGTGTGTTCTGTCGAGTTCGTCTTTCATTTTCCTTTGCCGTGCTCGATATACACTCTTGCACCGAAACCAAGTCAGCTCGTACTCTCGCCAAGCGCTCTTCAAGCTCTCCTTTATCCAAGACGGCCACTGGGAGGTTTCGGTCAATACTTCGGTAGAGGTCTTCCCAATCTCGCTGCATTTTTGTTTTATATTCAAACTGCTCATTTTGTCGTTTAATTTCTTCAATTCTTGTGGTAATGTCACGCATTTTCTCCTGTGCAAAAGAAATCTTATCTGTTTCTTCTCCAATCAGTGTTTGTTTAAATTCTTCGTTTACAGTTTGCTCACAGGTAGGGCACTTATCTTGCAAATCGTGTAACTTTTTGATAAGTTTTCTTGACCCCGCTACGACCCCGTTTAAGGTTCCTAAGTCTGCCTGTAAACCATCATATGATTGTTTCTCATTGATTTCGATACTCTGAACTTTGTCAATATCAATGTCTTTCAGTAGCTTTATGTACTGATTATTTTTTAGAATTTTTTTATTTTTTTCGGAAATATTTTCAATTCCCATCGTTAGAGAACGGAAGTCTTTCTCAAGTTCTTCCGTGTCATTTTCAATTTTTAACATTGGCAGTATGGTTGTATCATCCAATTTATTATCTGTCAACCATTTTTCTACTGTTGCTATCTTTGATCGAATCCCTGCAATTTCAGTAGACAACTCTCTTGATGTATTTTTAAATACTTCAAATAGTTCTACATATTCTTCCAAGTGCAATAAGTCGATCAAAAACTTTTTACGAGTCGTATCAGTAGCTGTAAGAAACTGCAAGCTAGCATTTGTATTTTGATATACTAGCTGAGAAAAAGTCTTGAAATCTACTCCAAGAATATCTTGAATTGTTTTAAAAGTATTCGTAGCTGTATGACTAGAAATATCTTCTCCATTCTCTAACAGCTTTACTTTAATACTTGACTTTCTGTCAATTTCTATACTATACTCATCTGTATCTTTGGAAAACTCCAAGTAGATGTGATAGCCATTGTTTATATAACGATTTGGAATATCTGCCTTTTTAATACCCTTTGAGTTTTTATTAAATAAGGCTTCCTCAATAATTAACGGTATGGAGGACTTCCCCATACCGTTAGTGCCAATAATTTGAGTTACTGTATTTTCTTGTAGGTCTAGTACATTGTTAGAGCCATAGCTAAAACAATTATCCCACTGCAACTTTTTGAGCGTAATCATTAAAAGTACCTACTATACTTTGTATTTTATCTTCTTCTAACTCTAAGATGTAGGCAAGATACTCTGCCAACTCTTCTTGAATGCTCATATCCTTTTCTATTACTAAAGTTGCTTCACTACTACGTTTTACAACTTTTTTATCTAGCAGATCACTATTTTTAATAGCTGCTAGATCTTGAATATCGCCTTCTATTTCATAAATGGTGTGATGAAAATCTGTAGGGATCATTTCGGTTGGATCAGATACAGTCTTACGAAGTAGCTGTGGCAGATCAAACGGTTCCCAAATCCAAGACCAATCTTCTGAATTAATTAAGATATACCCTGTCTTTACCTCCGTTCTGTGAAAGGAGGTAGTCATAGGCGATCCAGGATATACAATGTTTCTTTGTGTATTACTATGTGCGTGTAAATCGCCTGCAAAGACGATTGGAAAGTCCTCAAACCTATCTAAGTCCACCTCTGGCTTGACGTGTGGAGGTATCTCTCCTCGTACATGAGTAAATAGTGGTGCCGTCTGTATAAACTTTTCAATGCTTCCTTTTCTATGTAAGTCGGCATAAGGAAGAATACTAAAACCAAGCTCTGAATCATAATATGAAATATCCGCTATTTTTACAAGAGGGTTTATATCTCTAGTTACCTGTTTGAGTTGCGTAAAGAATGTTTTATTTTTCTTTGTCGCTTCATGATTGCCGTCATAGATAATAGTTGGAATCCCTACTTCCCGAATAAACGAGAAGTAGAGTTCCAACTCTTCCATGTTTGGCAGACGGTCAAAAAGATCCCCACCAATTATGTGCATTTCACACTGCTTTTCGAGACTATGTATTTGCTCAAAAAATAATCCGTAGCGGTTCAATGCCCACTCTCGTGGCACATTCTTTTGACCTAGCTTTAAGTGCCAGTCTGCCGTAAAAAGAATCATGAAATAGCAAACTCCGCATCAAGTGCTTCTTCATCGATTTCATTTGTTGCGGGCTGTCGAATACGATCCAACAGCTCTTTTTGAGCATCAGGAGTAGGACGAGGCATAACGTCATCCATAGACTTCAGAGAGGCTACAAGCTCTTGCTCGTCGTCATCGAGAGCACGCGGCTTGCACTTCAGTACTTGAAGCTGATACTCAACATTGTAAGCCAGCGGGCCAGTCTTAACTCGCTTGAACTTAACATCCCAACCAGTCTCAGGATCAGTGGGATCTCCAAGATCCTCTGCAGCAGTAAGAATTTGCTCCCACAGCTTCTTCTTGAGATTGATTACTTTGACTTCACCATTGTGAATGCACTGCATCACATAGCTCCAGCCACACTTCAGATCGGGGTAGTATTCACGAACCCAGTCTTTTTCTTTGTTATTGAATCGCTCTTCATTGCGATCAAACGACAGACACTCCAAAGGAATGTTCTTATCGTTCTCACCTGTAACCCAATATACATATCGAGCAAGAATATCGCCTACAAGACGAACTGAGTTGTCACCATCTTGATAACCGAAAGTGGTGATGTTAGATTTTTGGGCGGCGCCCTTTGACTTGTTAAAGCTTAATGCCATTGTGTTTTCTCCTTTGGGACTTCTTCATATAAGAAATATACTTGATCATCCTCAATATAAAGTAGCCTATCGTCTGGTTGTTCTAAGTGTTCGAAAGGATCTATTGGACATTCCAAAAGATCTAGTGTTGTTTTGTCATTAACTAAAAACTCTGCCAAAGACCTTACACTAGCTAAGGCCAGATACAGAGCAACGTCACGACGTGTGTGTCTAAATGAGTTGTACAAAAGAACATCGGGATGTGCCAAGAATGAATCGCCTGTAAAATTTAAATCAGAAAAACGATAGATAGGATCAAACGTATTCTCTGGTATGGACTTTTTTACAAGCATCTCAAATATCAAGAAGATCGTACTTGGTTTTCCCGCCGATACGGTAAAGATTTTTTGCCAGTCATATAGAAGCATATATTATACTAAAAATTAAGATTATTGTCAAGAATTATTTTTCTATGTTTGAGTTATTTTCCAACCCTGCTTTATATAGTAACCCATTCTATTTGAAGCCTGCTTTCGAGCAGTGTTTCCTTTTAAGTGAATATCTACTATTACAGGGTCTCGTTTTCCTTCTTTTTCTCTAATGACTCTTCCAATAAGCTGGGTGAGGAGTGGTTCGTTGTTGATAGGGGTACCGAGTATAAGGACAGAGAGGGAATTGACTGAAATCCCTTCACTAAATATCGCTTGAGTACCAAACAGTATGTTTTTATTTCCGTAGTTAATTTGATCAAGAAGGGTTTCACGTTCTTCATGAGGTACTTCTCCTGTTACACAAATTGCAGTTTCTCCAACTAATGCTGAACAGTTTTTTAGAAAGTTCACTCTGTCTGAAACTACTAACACTTTGTGCCCTTTTGCAGCGTAAAAAGAAGATAGCATAGCAATCGTATGCTTATACTCTTCATCGTTTGCAAGACTGGTTACTCTGTTTGCCCAAGGTATTCTAGCTCCGTCCATAAAACGAACGTCAGATTTGATTACATGGACTTGGGGT